AAAAAAAGGAAAGGCAATAATTGCCCTTCCTACACTTGAGTTCCTAGAGAACCAGTAATACTAGTCATCTTCTTAAAGATAACATTCAGACCTTCCTCACATAGAAACCCTTGTACCGTATCACCTTCACGAGTGATGCCGGGCAGTTCTACTTGAGACTTGCCATCAAAGATTGCAATCTCATACATTCCCTTCTTACCACCGTAAGAGTAACTATGACTTACCACAGACATTTCATACTTATCAAACTTTACAATGGCTTGAACACCATCATAGAGTTTTTCGAATTTTAGTTCTTCAAATTTCATTTCATACTCCTTTAGACCGTTGACCGCATTTCTTTAATAAGATGATTCTTATCACGCATCGCAGCCATTCTGTTATATCCCTCTAACCATTTCAGAGGAGACATAATGTTTTGCGATACGGACATCTTGAGTTTACGAGAGCGAAACTCTTTCTTCAAGTCTTTCGCCATCTGAGTTCCCAAGAACCGTGAGACAAGTTTCACCAAGTCAACACGAAACCCTACATCGTGATGCATGTTCCCAGCCGTGTGGGTGAGTTCATGGATGATGGTGTACTTGTTTGTACCGCAGTTTGGACGCAGAGAGATAACACCGTTGTATCCCGCCGTACCCGCTACACGAGGACTAGAAGACGCCTTCATAAAACGTAGAGTAGGACTCTTCCGACCATTATTACCGCATAGGTTCTGATACGTCTTAGACTTGACAATGCGTTTGAAGTACTGTGTGGTTTCCTTCTCTGATAGATTAACTGAACTATCTGGATACTTACGCTGTACGGCAAACTCCGCTGAGTAAACCTTAGAACGACCACTGTCTACACCAGACGCCTGTAAACGTCCTGTACGAATTGCACGAGACTTCTTTGCAAAGTAATTCGCATACTTGTTTGCAAGGTCATTATTCATTACACCAGTAGCAAGTGCAGATTGATATGCGTCAGTAGAACTATACATTATACATTCTCCGTCATTGCGTATTGTGGAACGGTAAACATGTCATCAAACATCCCTACCTCATCAAAACCATTAAGAACCATTCCTTCGAATGCATCCCCACCCTTCTCATAGACAACTAAGTCGCCCTTAATGAATCCCTGATAGGAACCAATCTCTATGTCAGTGACTTGCATCTTCATCTCTACACCGTGGTATGTCTGTTCAATAATCATAGTCTCTCTCTTTCTTTATCTTATGTAGCCATTATACTTGATCTAATAACAAGTGTCAAGTAAAAAATGAAAATAAAAATGTAATAAAAACAATGACTTAGAAATTAATTTCAGATTTTTTTATTACTAGGGTAGTGCAATTGGATTGCTCTCAGTTTTGGGGGGTGGCCATTTCTGGAAAACGATTGAAGTGGATGGAATAGTTATCTGTATCTTTATTGCATTTATAGATTACATTTGCCCAGCCAGTTCTAAGGGGGCCATTATACCATACTCTGATGGTGGTGTCAAGAGACATGCAGTGACAATCCAATCCTAGTCCGAAGACTCCAGTAAGCGCTATGCGCCTTGCAGTGATTGATGTCCTAGCCCATGCGGGCGCCAGTCGTCTCTCTACCTGTTCAGAACCTCTCTACTTGTCCCTCTTGTCCACGCATCTCTAAGATGACGTAGGGTACACTAGGGTTCATGGTCACTCTCCCAGCCCAGTCACAAGCGTCTTCCCAATCCACGAAGTGCATCTTCTCTGTAATGGTTAAACCCTCTATGATGCCTTTGAGTCCGTACTTCTCGTACTCTACCTGATAGCCCATACCCAAGTATTCTTTCTTTAATGTTTCTAACATCTCAATTGAATTCATTCTATAGTTCTTTCTCTCTAAGGTACATACCTATTATACCATAGGTAATACCAGTTGTCAACAGTTAATTAAGCACAAGCACGAACTAATCTCTGCAAGTCACTATCCTTATAGTCACCTTTAGAACACCAGTTACGCATTGCAGAACACTCTGTCTGAGCACTCAAGCACTGTTCGAACAGAGGACATGTATCACAAGGACACTCTCTCTTGTTCTCAGGCCCATAATGCATCTCTTCATGGTTAATGTTAGAGCGAACACTAGAGAAGATACCCTGTCCAACAGAAGTACTTAACTCAGCGATTAGATTTGATGTATTCATATTCATATTACTCCTTAATTCTCAACCTTACATACCTATTATACCCTACTGTCAATAGATTGTCAAGTCTTTTTTTCACTTTATTTCAATTATTTTCAATTAATTTCACCATGTGACATTACTACAACAGGACAATCATACCCATAGTACTGCCCACTATGAGTACCGCCCATAAAAAACCTAGTATAATCAACCACTTAAGCAGTTTGAACATAAGGCTTATTCCATGAACCAATGTTAACGTCTGTGTAATGACTCCTGTGAAAGTAATCAGTCATAGCATCATCCTCACAGAACCAATCAGAACCCTTCATGGCAGCAAACAACTCATTCAAGAACCTCTGCGCCTTGCCCTTATAGTTCTCTTCTATCCAATAGGGATTAACCTGTGTATAACCCTCGCCATGACTGTGTTCGAACTTCAACGCACCAGACTTGATGTTAACTACAAGGGATGAATGATGCTTCACAGCAATAGAACCCTTCATGCCGTACTTCTTCAGCACCGCTTTGATGCCTGGAGCCAGTTGTTTCTTCTTCTCTTGTGATACATACGCCATAATCAGTTCCTTTTCTCAGTTTATGTAGCCATTATACACTTGTTTTGAGAACATGTCAACCCCTAAATGCAAAATAAATCAAAATAAATGCAAATAAATCGCTTGACAATGGCTTGGAGATGTGGTATAATGGCTACTGAAATGGAGGAATACCGATGAATTGACGAAATTAACTGAAAAAATCTCTTGACTTTTCTGAGAGGCCCTGATATAATTTCTGGTCAGTCGGTCAATAACACCCTTTAATGCACTAAGCACAAAGCGTTATGCCATTTATTTTAACCTTTTTTTAATAGTGGGATTTTATCCCATTTTCTGGGATATTGTGGGATTTCCATCCGCAAAGGTAAATCAGTCTCTATCCTTGGAGGATTTACCTGATAGATAGTTAGGTACATCTACCTCTTTCCTATCCATATAGTCTTGTAGTT